CCTATGCATCAAGCCCTGTTCGACCGCCTCGTAGGCAGCGCGCTCGTACAAGCCGCCGAGCTTGCGCCACATGCGGGAGCATCGGTTACTGGCAGCTTCTTCGTCAAACACGGCCACGGCTGGCCTCCTTCAGTCGGTTGAGGTGAAAGCGGAGGGATTCGGTGGGGGTGGGTGGGACGAGCCAGGGGTGGCGGTAGCCGATCGGGAGCGGGGGTTTGGTCATCCAGCTACCTCCCGGTTGGCCCCACCGCGCTCCTCGGCGGGGCTAGGGGTATGCGGCACGATGGGAGCGGCCGGCGGGAAACCAAGGACCACGCGGACACGGGGCCATTCCTCGCGGAAGCTGATGACGATCGCCACGAGCCCGACGATTCCGGCGGCGATCATGGCGCCGGTGCAGAGGATGTGGGCGAGGGTCACGAGCGACCCTCCGCCTTGGCGATGGCGGCGCGGGCCAACTGGCGAACCTCCGCCGGCGTCGTTTCCCAGCGATCTGGAGCACCCCAAGCTGGTGCGCGCTCGATCTGCTCAAGGGCCGCAAGCAACTCAGGCGCGGCCATAGCGAGAGTCTTGTCCGCATCTGAAAAGCCGAACATGCGTCCGACAGTCTTCTCGGGACCGTCACCGCGATAGTTGGTGCCAGCGGCGACTTCGACGCCGTGCGGGCTGTTGGCCGGAACAATCGTCGAGAATACGTACCAAGGCCCCGGCGTGTGCTGCGCGCTCACAGCCCGCAGCCCTTCGCGATCCGAAAGCCCCGCGTCTGCTCGTAAGCCATGACATCGCGGGCGATCTGCGCGTTGTGACGCGCCCATCCATCGCGGCTGATGCAGCCCTTGGGATAGAGATCGCTGGCGCGGTCCTCGTTGCCGTTGGAAAGCTTCCAAGCGGCTGCGGCGAGGAACAGGTCTGCCTCACTATCCGCCAAGCCGAACTCTGCGATCAGCAGTTGAAGCGCCTTGTGGCGGGCAATGTCGGGCAGGGCGCGAAAATCGCTCAGGATTTTCGGCTCGGCGGGTGCGACGATCTTGGCGGGAGCGTTCATGAGAATGTTCCTCAGAAACCACGTTCATGCGGACCGCGCGTCGCACTCGCGCGGTGGGCGGAAGGTGGCGCTTCAGTCGGAAGCGCGCTGCCAGCCTTCGGGCGATGGCTGGCGCTGGCGCTGGATCAGGTAGGCGCCGGGCTGGATTTCCTGCGGCGCATGGGTGTGGTGATCGCGAAGATGCTCCAGCGTCGCCGGATTGTTCTCGATCAGGAGGAAGTCGCGAAACATGTCCATGCCGCGAAACATCTTCACGTCGGGACGCTCCATCACGATGTGGTGAGAGCCAGTTTCGCTGTGCGTGACGATGAAACTCCCATTCTCCGCCTTGACGGGTTTCTCCAAAGCTTCCGCCGGAATGGCTACGATCGGGATTAGGTAGCAGTCACCCTGCGGGATCGACTTGCGAGACATATCGAATTCAAAGTCCATTATCTTGCTCCTTGAAGTACGGGATGTTTTCACGGTCCCACTTTTCCCGTGCTGCGATGGCCTTGTGTTTGTGTGGGCCGGTGTAGAGGTTATACTTTTTGCCGCCGAGATAGGCTTGAGCCGTCCAGTAGCCTCGGCGGCGATCGAAGCCGACACCGCGCAAGCCCGACCTCCCGACCGGGAACAGTCCGCTACCGGACGCGTGGCGCTGGTTCTCAGAATTGGTGCCAACGGTTAGATGGGCAGGATTGCAGCAGCGCTTGTTATTGCACTTGTGCATGACGTACTGCCCGGCAGGGACATCGCCATAAAAGTCCCGGTAAACTGCGACGTATGCCCCTATGCTGGTCCGGCCAATATTAAAGCGGCCATATCCCGCCGGGAAAACGGCGCCGCGCCAAGGCCAGCACTTCCGAACATCATCGATCGGAACATCGCGCCAGACGTCGGATAGTTTGTTCGGAAGCATCTTACGTCCTCACGACAGAATTGCGCAGGATCGCGGCCGGAACGCCCCCATGAAGTTCACTCTGAGCTTCATCGACGGACGAAACATGGTTGGGGACGAGCAGCGCGAACCGCCGTCCGGTGCCGCACATCGCATCAAGCATGCGCTGTGGCCCGTTATCGGGCAGGTTGACCTCTACGAGCTTACCCCAGGCTGGGTCGCCGCTGTCGTCGAGCGTGACCGCACCCACCTCATCGAGGATATGGTGCCATCCGATGATCTCGCAGGCGGCTGCGCGCTGGTCGAGATTTTCCCAGGTCAGGGCCTCGGCCGGTGTCGGCGGTCTATCGGTCACCCACGCGGCGGGTATCGACTGTCCATGCCATGTGTGAAGTGCATAGCCGTCCGCCCATTCAACGGACGGACCCGTCTCGCCGTGAAGTAGTCTGCTGTCATCCCAACGAACCCTGATCGGCTTTTCCGAGGCAATGACGATACCTTCGAACGGCCACCAGTATCCGCACTGTGAGGAAATGCCCTCCATGATGTCGAGGCGCCGAGCACTATCCTCGTCATATCGAGCCCCAATCTTCTGGCCGAACCGGCAGAATGCCAGCCAATAGAGGTCGAAGGCACCCCAGAGATAGCCGCCTTCCCATAGACCCTCATTGTCGAGCTGGCTGTCGAGCTGGCTGTAGAGCTGGCTGCGGAGCTGGCTGTAGAGCTGGCTGTAGAGCTGGCTGTAGAGCTGGCTGCGGAGCTGGCTGTAGAGCTGGCTGTCGAGCTGGCTGCCGAGCTGGCTGTAGAGCTGGCTGTAGAGCTGGCTGTAGAGCTGGCTGTAGAGCTGGCTGTAGAGCTGGCTGCCGAGCTGGCTGTAGAGCTGGCTGCGGAGCTGGCTGTAGAGCTGGCTGTCGAGCTGGCTGCCGAGCTGGCTGTAGAGCTGGCTGTAGAGCTGGCTGTAGAGCTGGCTGCGGAGCTGGCTGCCGAGCTGGCTGTAGAGCTGGCTGCGGAGCTGGCTGTAGAGCTGGCTGTAGAGCTGGCTGTCGAGCTGGCTGTAGAGCTGGCTGTCGAGCTGGCTGCCGAGCTGGCTGTAGAGCTGGCTGCGGAGCTGGCTGTAGAGCTGGCTCAACCCCTTCTCGCCCATCTTGAATATCTTAATCGCCAGCATGCAAGCAGCAGGGCTATCGAAGATGAACAGCGCGGGTGCAGGCTTACCGATTAACGCATAGGCATCGTTCAGATGGCCTTGAAGCTTCTCGCGATTAATTCGCGAACCGCCGCATGCGATGTCCAGATATTTCTGCCTGAATGCGGGAAGCTCGGCCTCCTGTTCCGGCGTGAGCTTCATGATCTTCGCCATCTCATCCTCCATTTCGGCCCGACGCTCATCCGAGGGGGCGTGGAGAGCGTCGGGCCATTGCTCCAAGCGGTCTGGGAGAGAGCGCTTGGGATGAGATCGATAATGCACATGTGCAGTTATCGCGTCAAGGCATAAAATGCATATTTGCAGTTTCTATAGCGCCCTCAGCGAATCACCTGCTATAACCCCACACACGCCACAGCGCGGAGATGGGAGAATGGATGCACAGCCGATACGCAACCGCTAAGGTCCGGCATGCCTCTGCTCATCTGCCTCGCCATCGCCCTTCATGACGTTGACGGCCCGATCCATTGCGCAGACGGCACGAAGCTGCGGCTGCAAGGGATTGGTGCGCTGGAGATCGATGGGACGTGTCGGCCGAACCAGCCCTGCGCGCCTGGCGATCCGTTCGAGCAGCGTCGGCGCATGGCGAAGCTTATGGGGGCCAAGATCGCGCGGGAGACGCGATCACCGAATGGCGGGCAGCTCTACTTCGCGGAACCCGTGCGGCTGACCTATGAGCCGGTGGGCAAGAGCTACAAGCGTGTCACCGCTTGGGTGAAGCTACCAGACGGCCGCGATCTGTCGTGCTTGGCGATCCGTGCTGGTGTGGCAGCGCGGTGGGATCGGTACGATGGAGGCGGGCGGTTGAGGGGGTGTTAGTTTCCAAGGAACCGCGATGCGATCGTCACGACGGTAAGAAAGCCGCTGGCACCGAGAATCCAGTTGCGAAGATGCTGACCGATCCATTCCTTTGTAGGCAGAGCTTCGACCTTAGTCTTGATGGTCGCGACATCAACACGAAGATCCGACACAGCCGCTTCCAAGCGCCCAGCGCGCGCATCGAGGCTATCCAGCCTTTTCTCAACGCTCGTCTGCCACGGATCCATGCCGCCTCCACCTCCGCGATCTCCGAACTTCAGGTCGCCCACCTCGCTTGACGGCTCGGCCGCCTCTACGCGGGCTCCATGAAATTGGATGACGTTGTTCATTATCTGAGCCCGACGAGAGATTTAATCAAGTCCTCGGCGCCGTTCCGCGCGAGAGCTGATACAAAGGACAGCGTACGGGAGGCGGCTCCATCAAATGCGAATTCGCTATCGATGAAATCGCATTCTTTGAGCACCGGCGGAAGGCCGCCTTCATAGACCAGTCGACAATCGATGAAGGACTTTCCGACGAAATGGCCTCCGTCCAGTATGATCGTCTGATCACGGACAATCTCGTTGCCCGCCCTCACACGATCCTCTTTCGTATCAGCCATACTGCGTCCCCCGGTGATTCGATCGATCATAACGCGGCGGCCGTAACGGTCCAATCGTCATCCACCCTCACTCCGGCGGGTGGGGGTTGGCGGCAAACTGCCCTTACTCGCTCAGCGAAACTCAATCCCCCATTGGCGGCAGCATAAGTGACTGCACCGTCACAATCGCCGCGCGCAATAAAGGTGGAGACCATTGCCTCCGCCTCCCGCTCACGCTTTGTCGGACCGGCGGGAATGGATGGGGCGTAGGACGGTCGTGGCATGTTTTGGATGCCGCCCATCGCGCCAATGTAGTCAACAGGCTTCGTGTCCACAGGCTGCTGTTGCTGAGTGTGGCAAAATGCCGTGCTCGCTACGAGAGTACAGTTGGTCGCGCTGGATTGAGCGAATGCCGGCGCCGGGGCCATTATGACCATAACAAGCGCATTGCGTAGCATAACTTCCTCCCGTTCCAGCCCGGTTACGATTTACCGCTTCTTAACTTCTCCGAATCACGCTCCCATTCGGGGGAGATTGTGCAATGGCAGGCTGCTCACGAAACTGCGTCCCATGCGATACTGGCTGCTCTATCCAGATTGAGATTTGTCGCGCTGCGAACGTTCGATTACGACGAGCGCGCGATCGAGCAGCCCCTGAAGCCGCTCCGGAGATCGTTCGTACTCGTCATTCGATCCGACAGTTTGCAGCACTACGCCGAGTTCTTGAGCAACGGCTAGAATCGACGCTTCAGTCACTTGGGCAGCCGACAAGGCGGGTGCAAAGGCTCTGAGGATCGCAGCCAGCGTTTCGTCGCTGGGAATTGCGGCGCCTGGTTGAACCGGACCACTGTGCAGATAATCTATAATTGATGGAGCGCCAGCAGCTTCCGCCAGAAGGTGCAGGTTTTCGATCTTGAGTGTCGTTTTGGCATCCGGCCCCATCCCCCGCGTTATCGTGGTTGGGCTTATCGATGCCGCCTTTGCCCAAGCGGCTGCGTTGTCGAACCTACGATTTGGAGATGAGAGGACGCGGTCCCTCCAACGGCTGATCGCTCTGATCGCGGTCCGCTTCGCTGCTGAGACTTTCTCGTTTTCCACATCATCAGAATAGCCGTTACGGGCCCAACGGCGCATGGGGCACATATGCATCTTGTCATGCTGCACATGTGCAGTTATCATGGCGCTCATGATCGACCCCCTAGACCCAACCACGCTGCAATCCGCGCGCGTAGCTGCCGGGCTTTCGAGGAGCGAATTGTCTGCTCTGTCGAAGGTTCACGAGACGACGATCATGCGCATCGAGAAAGGGGAGGTTGATCCTCGCCTTGACGGCACATGGGCTCCAATTGTGCGAGCGCTCCAGTCAACGCCTCGGGCAGCCGCATAGCCATGCTCGGGGGCCTCAACATCATCTGGACGGAAGCCGACCGTCTCGCAGCGGCGGGATGCGCGATCATCCTGTGGCCGCTGGTCGTCTGGTTCGCCGTCAAATGGATGCTGACCCGCACGCACGAACTCGATCCCGAGGATCACGATGGTCTTTCAGATGAACAGCGTGAAGCGCTGCGGATCATCAGGGGGGAGGGGGAATGACGGTCGCTCCCGCCTTCAAGCTCAAGATGGGGCCCAAGCGGCCCTATATCCTCACCCAGGTCGGCCACGGCATCCTCGTCGAGCCACTCCAACATATCCCGCTTACCGAACTGCACCACCAGCCAGCACCCCGGCGAGATGACGACGGCGGTGAAGGCTCTGCTGCGGGCGGTTCGGTCCATAATGGAGACAAGCTCTAATGACGCAACGCACAAAAGTCTGTCAGCGCGAGCCGATCCAGAAGGACAAGTTTCAGCGCGCCCTTGCTGCGGCTTGGGGGCGGGTATGGCCTGCTGTCGGCAAAGGCACGATGGCCGCTGCCATGGGGCTGGACAGCACCAAGACGATCGATCGTGCAGTGACGGCGAGCAATCTCCCCGAGGCGCACACGATCTTCAACAGCCTCTTCGCCGACCCGACCGCGCTCTATGAGGTTGCCGCGCTCTACGGTTTCAAGATGGTCCCGATGACTGTCGAGGCCGCGAACGACCTCAGCACGGCCGCTGGGACGATCGACGCCATGGCCGCGCTGATCCGCAGCCAGGACGACAGCCACCGCGATCACAACGAGACGCTCGCGATTGCCGCGCTGCTGCGGCCGCATCTCGGGGCGCTGAACGCCATTGTTCGCCAAGCAGATGAGCTGCGCGGCGCCGCCTAACCAACAGGAGGAATACCCATGTACCATGAATTCCTTTTCGCACTCGCCGGGGCATCCGCCGCCGGGATCGGTATCCAGCTTCTCGTGCTCAATCCCGCTCGCCGCAGGATCGCGACGCTGGAGGCGCGCATTGCCCTGGCCGAGAAGCGCGCCGATGGCTGGTTCAAATCCTACAAGATCGCCATCGCACAGCGCGATGAAGCGCGGGCAAATGCGCAACCCCGCGATCCCAAGACCGGCCGCATGCTGCCTAAGCTGAAGGCGGTGGCGTGATGGAGACGCTCCGCCAAATCTTAATCGGCGTGAGCGTTTGCGGTCTGACTTCCGCAATGTTCATACTGATCCGCAATCAGTGGGTGTTCAAAACTCGCATGCGCATCTTGCACGCATCGCGCTGGGACGGCCGTCGTCACATCGAATACGACAGCCTTCCCACCTACGACCAGATGATGTTGCAATTCTGGAACTGGAATGGCGACAGCTTCATCGGAAAGGGCGGCAAATGATCGCTCGGTTCTGCGCCAAGTATCTCTCGCGCCGAGCCCGCAAAGCCCGACAGCAGCGCAAGGCTATCCGTGAAACCACGAACGCCATGCGGGCTCACCTGATCAAGGCGGGGAAGCTCCGGGCCTAACCCCATTCGCCGGGGTGTTGGGCGGCACCCCCGATGGAAGCGAGAGAGCCGCCCTTGTCCATCCAAGAACGAGGAACTTATACCGTGGAACACAAGGCAATGAAAGCCGACGAGCCGCCGGGCTACATCACCATCTTCGACACGCTCGAACAGGGCTCGGACGAATGGCTGGCGGCACGCTGCGGCTTGCTCACCGCTTCGGAAATGAAGCTGATCGTCACGCCGACGCTGAAGGTAGCCGACAACGACAAGACGCGGGCGCACGTTTACGAACTGCTTTTCCAGCGCCTGACGCGCTTCGTCGAGCCGCAATATATCTCCGACGCGATGCTGCGCGGCCAGGAGGATGAGATTTACGCTCGTGCCGCCTACGAGGAGCATTACGCCAAGGTCGATCAGGTCGGCTTCATCACCAACAACAAATGGGGCTTCACCATCGGCTATTCGCCCGATGGGCTGGTCGGCGACGACGGATTGATCGAGTGCAAGTCGCGCGCTGGCAAATACCAGGTCCAGACGATCGCCGAAGATGAAGTTCCCGCCGAATATATGATCCAGCTCCAGACGGGACTTCTCGTCTCAGAGCGCAAATGGATCGACTTCATCAGCTATCACGGCGGCCTGCCGGTTTTCGTCAAGCGGGTTGCGCCGGACCTGTTGATGCAAGAGGCCATCATCGCAGCCGCTACAGCCTTCGAGGCTAAGCTTTCCGAGAAGGAACGTCAGTACCGCGCCACCATCGCCGGCATGCTGAAGGTCATCGAGACCGAACGCCGCGAAGCCGAGGAGATGGTCATATGACGATCATCCGCGTCATCGATTTCGAGACAACCGGAACAGAGCCGCCGGAAGCTGAGGTCTGCGAGGTCGGTATTTGCGACCTGCATTTACAGGATCGCGTTATCGGCGATCCGCGCGCGTGGCTTTGCGGTGTCAACGCGATGCCACCCGAGGTGCGTGCGGTCCATCATATCTCTCTAGCTGATTGTGAAGGTGCGCCGCCATTTGACCCAGATGTGATGTTTGGGTTTGCAGATGAGCCACAGGCCATTGCGGCCCATAATGCCGAATTCGAGACCAAGTTCTTCTCTTGGCCGATCCCGGTCATCTGCACCTACAAGGCTGCGCTTCGCATCTGGCCGAACGCGCCGAGCCACAGCAACGGAGCGCTGCGCTATTGGCTGGAGGATCAGGGTAAGATCGCGCCCATCCATGAGCTGACGCAGCCGGCGCATCGTGCCGGTCCCGACGCTTACACGACCGCGCACATCCTGCTCGCCCTGGTCGACGCCGGGGCAACCGGCAAGGAAATGGTGGCGTGGACCAAGGAGCCGCGCCTGCTCCCGACATGCCCGATTGGCAAGTTCCGCGGCAAGCCATGGAGCGAGGTCGAAGGCGGCTTTCTGGGCTGGATGCTCCGCCAGGAAGGCATGGAAGCAGACCTCAAATGGAATGCGCAGCGCGAGATCACGCGCCGTTCCAACGCAATCAAAGGAAACTGAACATGAACGACATGGTAGATATGTCGCGCTTCATTGAAGCGAAAAGCGACCAACTCAACGCTGATGACCTGATCGGCCGCACGCTCGACATCACGATCACCCGCGTGACCGGTGATGGCGGCGATCAGCCTGTGTCCATCCATTTCGAGGGTGACGGCGGGAAGCCGTTCAAGCCTTGCAAGACGATGCGCCGTGTCATGATGGCGGTGTGGGGCAAATATGCTTCCAAGGACTATCCGGGGCGCTCCTGTCGCCTCTACCGCGACGACAGCGTGACGTTCGGTGGACTGGCAACTGGCGGCATCCGCATCAGCCATATGAGCCATCTCGAAAAAGAAACCGTCGTCGTCGTCATGAAGACCAAGGGCAAGAAGGCCGGCATCAAGATCCTGCCTCTTGAGACAAAGGCGCCTGAGCCTCAGGTCGACAAGGCCGCGCAATGGGCAGCCGGCTTCTGCCGCGAACTGGCGGCTACCGACGATGCCGCCGCGCTGGAGGCCAAGCACGGCAAGACACTCGCCAAGCTGAAGGCTGAGCGCCCCGACCTGTGGAAGGATGTCGAGCACGTCCTGAACAGCGCCAAGGGCTTCGAGGCCGACGATCCTTTCGCGGAAGGTCCGGCCGACGAGCAACGCGGCGAGGCGAACGCCTTCGATGCTGACCAGATCATCGGGTTCATCAACGCCAAGGTGACCGCGATGGACGTCAATAGTCTGGTGTCGAGCCATGCCGATACGATCGCCGGCCTCTCGGAAGATGATCGCGCCCGTGTCGCGGAAGCGCAGGCGGCAAGGATCGAGGAGATCAAGGGGGCGGCGCAATGATGGCGCGCCCGCATTGTCTGAACCAAAAAGCTTGCTCGGCGAAAACGCCGGGTAAGCACTGTGCGCGGTGTGCCGCGCAGTCGCCCGAAACGCGAGCGCGCAAATCTGCCGCTGCGAGGCAATTAATGAAGAACCCGGAAATACTCGCGCGTCGGCGAGCTACATTGGAGGCGAACCGATCCAATCCTGAGATTGAAATGCTCCGCAAGCGCAGGGCGGCCGAAGCATTCGCTCGCCCAGAGGTTCTGGAGCGCCACGCAAAGGCATGCGCCGAAGCAAAACGCCGCATGATGGAGGACCCCGCTTTTCGCGAAAAGATGCGGATCGCTGGATTGACTGTAGGTGCCTTCAACGCTTCGGCGATGGCTACGCCAGAAGCCCGCGCCAAGGCGGCGCTCTCCATTCGCGCTGCGCATCTATCATGGTGCCCGCCGGAGTTCTGGGATCTCAACAAGAAACTGAAGCGCTGCGGTTTCTCGCTCTCCGAGCGTCAGGCGATGATTGCCTCCGAGGTGCGCCGCAACTCTCCCGAGGAGGTCGCCAAGCGAGAGGCCCGCCAAGTCATCCACCGCATCACCAGCGAAATGCACGCCAAACAGGCGCGTGAGAAAGCGCAGGCATACTGATGAGCAGCATCGGTCACAACCAGCCCAGTGACAGCATTGCGGCGCAGGAACTGCGCCTGTTCGTGGAGCGCGTCGAACGGCTCGAAGAAGAGAAGAGGGGCATCAACGACGACATCAAGGATGTGAAGGCCGAGATGAAGGGTCGCGGCTACGACATCGCGATCGTCAATCGGCTTCTCAAGATCCGCAAGATGAAACCGGGCGAGTGGGCGGAGCAGGATGCAGTCCTCGAAACCTACATGGCCGCGCTGGGGATGATCTGATGGGCTTCGGGGGGTATCGCCGGTTTCCCGGTCAGCAGCGCAATTTCGGATCGAAGCAGCCGAGCGTTTCGGATTCGACCGCTTCCATGAAGATGATGTTGTCCAGCGCTCGTTCACTGGACGGGATCACGGTCGAGCAGTTGACCCGCATGTACCGGGTGACGCCGCAGATCGCCGAATATGAGCTGACCATCGCCCGGCAGAAGCGCGCATGAATGAGCTTCTGGCAATCCCGGAGGAACTGGAAGACGAGCCTTGGTTCATCGAACCGAAGGACCGCAATCCCGCGCCAGAACTGGATCGCCAGAAGACATTCCTCGCGATGCTCGCGCGTCTCGGGCCGGCCTGTGACGCCGTGGCAATACCGAACGCAGGCAAATCGACGGATTGGGAGCGCGTGCAGCGATGGAAGGAGGGCGCCCGTGCCGGCGCGCTCGATCTCGTCGTGACATGGGCTCCGACCAGACCCGACGATCGCGGGGTTTTCTTCCCTGAGTTCAAGGACGGCAAGAAGATGCCGACGCCTGCTCAACGCGACCGCCTGAACCGCTATTTCCGCATGGGCCACCGCTGCGGCGTCTATCGCAAGCCTGAGACGCTCATCGAACATCTCAGGGCCGCTGGAGCGCCAATCAGGAGCGCGCGGTCATGAGCGCGAAGAATGTCCTGATCGAGCGCCGTGACGCCGCCCTGGACCGCATGCACAGGCTGCCGCAGGGATGGACCCGCGATATTCTCATCATGACCGCTGAGATAGCCCAGCGCGTCGCAACCTTCCCAGCCAACAACGACGAAGAGCGCCAGGCCCTCGATACCGCGCAGATGCATGCGGCGATCGTTTGCGGACGGCTTCTGGAAGCCGCCCAGACCTGTGCGACGCTCGAAGGAATAGAGCCGAATGACTAGCCTGTGGGACGACATCGGCGAGGAGCTTGGATCGACAAACGTGACGCCGATCCGCGATGATATGCCTGAGTGGGCCCCATACGATGAGCATGTGGAGGCGCTGGCGCCCCTTCCCGGTCGACTTTCTTTCGCAGACATCAAGGGCAAGCGCGCGCCCTTGCGCCGCTTCATCATCGACGGATGGATCGTGCGTGGTAGCGCCGGTCTTTTGAGCGGCTTAGAGGGTGTCGGTAAATCACTTCTCGGTCAACAGATGGCGACCTGCGCCTCTGTCGGCGTCGCCTTTCTCGGCATGCCGATCGCGCATACCAATGCCGTTTATATTTCGTGCGAGGATGATCTTGAGGAACTCTGGCGTCGTCAGGAGGCGATCAACAGCGCTCTCGGCATCACGATGGAGGAGCTTGAAGGCAAGCTTGAGCTGATCTCGTGGAAGGGCGAGATAGGTAACGAATTGGCCACCTTCGATGCTGGCGGTCGCCTCATCGTGCAGAACCGATATCGGCAGCTTGAGACCTTCTGCGACGAGTTCAAGCCGGGGTTGGTGTTCCTGGACAATGCCGCACACTTTTTCCCCGGCAACGAGAACGCGCGTCATGACGTTGCTGCGTTCCTCGGGTTGGTTGAGCAGCTATCGATCCGCATCGATGGGGCCGTGATCCTGCTCGCTCATCCGAACAAACAGTTCTCTCAAGGCAATACGGCCGGGAACGAATATAGCGGATCGACAGGGTGGAGCGCCCACGTCCGCAATCGCTTATTCCTCAACTACCGGGCAGAGGCCGACGACGGCACTCCGATTGACGACGACGACCGCACACTGCGCAAGTCGAAGGCCAACTACGGCAAGCGCGGCGAGGAGGTGCATTTCCGCTGGCACCAGTGGGCATTCCATGTCGAAGGAGAGGTTCACGACCAGTCTGCTGAGGCGCGCAAGAACGCTGAAGCAGCGAGTGACAACGATATTTTCCTGCGCTGTCTGGACCTTCGCAACAGCCAGAAGCGCGCCGTCTCCGAGAAGAAGAGAGGGGGAAATTATGCGCCGAAAGAGTTCGCCGAGATGGTGGAGAGCAAGGGTATCGGGCGGCCACGGTTGGAGCGCGCGATGGACCGTCTGTTCCGTATCGGAGCGATCGAGAGGGGGTATTTGTGGGTCTATAGCGGCGAAGGAAAGGCCGCTCATGGGCTGCGCCGAACCGAGAAATCTGCCACTCCGAACGGTTCCGAGCGGTTAAATTCGAACCGTTCGGACCGTTCGGAAGCCGTGGAAAATCAATCCGATAGGTTGATTGCTGGAACCGTTCGGGGTGAAAGCGGTGAAACCGAGCAAAATCAATCCGATAGGTTGTCCGAACGGTCTCCGAAAACATCCGAACGGTTTACTCTCCACACTCCCCCCCATACCCCCCCAGCGCGGGCGCACGCGCCTACGCGCGAGGGCGTCGCCCTCGGCTCGGCTCTGGCCCGCGAGGATTTAGAGGGCGACCCGCCGCAAGACGAGCGGGATGACGATTACACACCGATCGATTGGGGAGATGAGTGAAATGAAGTTAAAACATGAACAGCTTCGGCCGATCGCAGAGCAGGTCCAGCGCATCTACGAGCAGGTCAAAAAGCTGGAGAGACAGGAGGGCGCTGATCGCAAGGTTAACTTGCCAAGCCCGATCGACCTGACCACGTCTCCGGCCATTCTGCCAACTCGCCTTCAGAGCGTGGATGATGCCGCGAGCGGGCTACGTTATGCGGTGTGGAATATAGGGCTGGCGGTTGCTGCCATTGGTGGGGCTGACGCCCTCGATCAGCTCTTTGCGCTTGTCGAAGAGCTTGAGCCGGACAGCGCGCGCCTGGCGGTGTGGCTCGATCATCGTTGGAACGGTGTACCGACTGGCAACGGAGAGTGGGCCGCATGACCACGCCCACCATCAACGACGCGCTTCGGGAGATCGGCCAGCTACCGGCATGGTACGCCATCATCCCTCTCGTGCTTCCGCTCATCGCCCAACTGACGATTTGGTGCGGTGCTACAATATTCTGGTACGGCACCGCGCTCCTCCAGTGGCTGGCTGGCGCTGCGATGAAGCTGGGGAGGCGAGCATGATCGCGGGCGAATGGCTCGTCCTCGGCGCGATCCTTGGGCTGTCGGTCAATATCTTGGTGAGGATTGTATCATGACCGACACCCTGACGGCCTGCGCTCGGGCGATCTGCCGAGCAAACGCGCTGCACTCTCCGATCGGCCGCAATCTCGAAGCGGTCGAATGCCAGGTAGAAAATGGCTGGGACATGTGGCTACCGGAAGCCCGCGCCTGCCTCACCGCGCTCGCCGAGAATGTGAGCAAGGAGATGGTGAAGGCCATGCAGGCGACATTCGCAAGGCATTGCGATCAACGTGGCAGTTTCGCTTCGATAATTCTGAACACGGACGCGGAGCTGATCGTCCGGAATATGATCCGCGCTGCCGTGGGAGAGAAGTAATGGGCGATCCTGATTTCCGACAGAGCGCCGAAGCTGAGCGAGCCGCCATCGTGGCTTGGTTGCGTGAGCGAGAGAAAGATGATCGAGCTCATGCTCGGCGCTATCAACTCATGGGCATGAATATTGATCACTCTCGGGCTGAGAACCGAGCCTTTGGATACCAAGCCGCTGCCGACGCCATCGAGCGCGGAGATCATCTCAAGGGAGGGGTGAATGGCTAGAGGCAGGCCGGCAACGCAGCGTGTCCGCATCCAGGCCCGCGCGGTCGAGATGACGGGCGCCGGACAGCGCATCAACAAATCGCGGATCGCGAGGGAGCTTCACGTGCCGCTCAGGACCGTGTTTCGAGCCCTGCAAGAAAAACCATCGCGGCGAATTATGTCATATGCACAGGGTTGATCGCATAGTGTAATTGGTCTGCCCCATGAGCGGGCAGGCATCACGTTCAGGTTTGAAAAAAAACCAATCGGCAGCGCCATCGGGGCGCGGCGGCGCTCGCCCCGGTTCAGGCCGCAAGCCCGGCAAGGTCACAGCGCCACTGCGCGAGATCGCCCGGCAGCACACCGAGAAGGCGGTACGAGCGCTTATCGACATACTGGATGATGATGACGCCCCAGCGGCGGCCAGGGTGTCAGCCGCAAACTCCATCCTCGATCGCGGATACGGCAAGCCTTCGCAACCGATTGACGGCGATGGTGCAGGCGGCGCGATCATCCACCGCATCGAACTGGTCGGGATCGCGCCGAAATGAGCGTCGCCCAGATCAAGATTCCGGCAAAGCTGGTCCCGGTGTTCGAGGGCGACGCTGACGTTCGCGGCGCTTACGGCGGTCGTGGCTCTGCGAAAACCAGGACCTTCGCGAAGATGACGGCCGTTCGCGCCCACATGTGGGACATGATTGGGCGCGAGGGCATCATCCTGTGCGCTCGCCAGTTCATGAACTCGCTCGCCGACAGTTCACTGGAAGAGGTCAAAGCGGCCATCCGCGATGAACCTTGGCTTGAGGCGCATTTCGAGATCGGCGAAACCTTCATCCGCACGAGAAGCGGCCGGATCAGCTATTCGTTTGTCGGCCTGGCCCGCAATTTGAACAGCATCAAGTCGAAGTCGCGTATCCTGCTGGCGTGGGTGGAAGAAGCTGAGCCTGTCACGGAAGAGGCATGGGTCAAGCTCATCCCAACCTTGCGCGAGGAAGATAGCGAGCTTTGGATCACGTGGAATCCGGAGCGCAAGAAGTCGGCGACGAATAAGCGCTTTCGCAATGCCAACGACGACGACCCACGCGTCAAGATCGTGGAGATGAACTGGCGGGACAATCCATGGTTCCCCGACATCCTGAACCGCGTTCGGCTGAAGGACCAGCGCGAGCGCCCCGAGCAATACCCCCACATCTGGGAGGGCGAGTATCTCACGGTCGTGGAGGGCGCCTATTATGCCCAGCAGCTCATCGCGGCTCGCGCGGCCGATCGGATGCAGTTGATCTCCGCCGATCCTCTGATGACGCTCTACGCCGTCTGGGACATCGGCGGCACCGGATCGAAGGCTGATGCGACGGCCATCTGGATCGTGCAGTATGTCGGCCAGTCAGTCTGGCTGCTCGATTATTACGAGGCGGTCGGGCAGCCGCTTGCCGCTCATGTCGAATGGCTGCGGGACAATGGCTACGACAAGGCCCGCTGCATCCTGCCGCATGACGGCGCGAACCATGAGAAGGTCGCGCAGACGACCTACGAGGGGGCTTTGCGTGAGGCGGGCTTCCACACGGTGGTTATTCCCAATCAGGGCGCTGGTGCGGCCCTGAGGCGCATCCAGGCGGCGCGCCGGCTGTTCCCGCAGATGTATTTCGACATGGAGAAGTGCGCGGCCGGTATCGAGGCCATCAGCTTCTACCATGAAAAGCGCGATGAGGAGCGCGGTATCGGACTTGGCCCCAATCACGATTGGTCGAGCCATGGCGCTGATGCGTTCGGGCTGATCGCGGTTGCACGGCCGATCATCCTCAACATTGCCGAGAACGACGATGATCCGCGCGAGATGTATCGCGATGATGGGAGAGATTACGGTGGCTACTGATCTCTCGCCCCTCGATCGCCAGCATGGGAGGTTTTGATGGAGGACTCACCAATGAAATCTTTCAAGGGCGACCACCCCGCTGGCATGGATTCTGCCCCAGAACCGCTGGCGGCATCGGCGCTTCACGGTCTTGAGCGTGATCCAGACCGCTTGTTTTCCACCGAGGAGCTGGCAATCCTGCGCAGTGTCCCGGCTAGCCGCATTGAGAAAGAGCGACTGAAGGGCGACGGCCCTCCGTTCGTAAGGGACGGACATCTAGTACGCTACCGGCTCGGCGATTATCGTGCGTGGGTGGCGAACCTCGCGCGCTACACCTCTACCGCTGATGCTGCTGCGGGATTGTCGCAGCCCCCACTTTCAGCGCTGTATTTGTGCGACATAGAGTCGCTTCGTAGAGGCAGGGAATAGGCGCATGTCCGCCAAGGCCCAGCTTCAGCACCTCCGCGACCAGCTCAAGTTCGCAAAAGAGGGTGCCGACAACCTCGCCAAGCGCTCGGGCTATTACTGGTCCGATTGGCTGAAGGCTCCGAACGGGAAGTGCACGGCGTCGTTCGATCGTGAGGACAAGCGCTGGTCGCTCAGCTTCACATGGACGCCTCGCGAGGAGCTTGGCGAACTGGCGAAGCGCATCGAGCACATGGATTACCTCATCTGCATCGCCATGAAGGAGTTCGCGGCGCTGAAGCTCGGTGCAGCCGTGCGGGATGAGGTTGAGCAGAAGAACAGGGTGGGGACTGCGTGATGCGCTGGGTCCGTCATCTCTTCAACCGAATCCGCGCTTGGCTGTTCGGCACTACTGAGGCACCGGAGATTGATCCACAGGTGGGATCGGCAATCGCGGAGCTGCTGAATGCCGGTGTCAAAGGGCGTGACTGGTTCCTGTGGGAATGCGAGCAGTTGCGTCAGGTCGGATATGTTTGGTGGCTCGACCCTTATCGCTACGAAGGAACGGAGTGGGCCTATCCCCTGCCTACGCTGATCCAGCGTTCTGCCAACTTTGAGGCGTCGCGTCACGCGGCCATCTCTAGATTTGGACAGGAGCGAGTTAACGCGGCTGTAACATGGGGCGCCGCGACCATGGACGGCCTGTTCGATCCATTCTCTCCCTACGCGCAATCAGCCGACCCGATCGGGATGGTTGTGCGGGCGTGGCAACTCTCTCACCAGAACGGAAGCTGTTAGATGGCTACAACCGCGCCCTCCGCCGATTATCAGGATTACGGCGATCTGCCGGACGACTCCGCGCTCGACGTTCTGCAAATCCTCCAGATCGACAACCTGGCGGAGCATCTGCCCGGTGAGGTGGTGCAGAAGATCGGGCACGACTGTCTTGAGAACTTCAAGCTCGATTGGGACAGCCGCACCAATTCCAGCGATGGTGACGGCCAGAGCGGCGGTAAGAACAGCGGCCCCGAGACGTGGGAGCAGAAGTACGACCGCTATCTCGATATGGCGATGCAGGTCCGCAAGACCAAGACTTTCCCATGGCCCGGCGCTGCCAACGTCAAGATTCCACTGCTGACCACGGCATGCATCCAGTTCAACGCGCGCTCCTACCCCGTCATCGTGGATGGCTCGAACGTGGTAAAGGGCAAGGTGCTTGGTCCCGACCCGGAAGGGCAGAAGCGCGCCCGCGCCGATCGCATGGCCCAGCACATGACATGGCAGCTCCTGTTCGACATGCCGGGCTGGGAGGAGGAGACGGATCGCCTCTTGCTGATGCTGCCGATCGTCGGCTGCGTGTTCCGCAAGACCTATTACGATCCGGTCAGCCGCAAGGTCTGTTCCCGGATGATCACGGCCAAGGACTTCGTGATCAACTATTGGGCGACCAGCATCGAGGAGGCGCCCCGCTTCACGCAGATCATCCGGCTCTATCCGTTCGAGATCAAGGAGCGGATGCGGTCGGGTCTGTGGCGGGATATCCCGATCAACGTCCAGCAGACCGAACGCGACCAGTCGGATACCGCGCCGGTCGAGTTCCTGGAACAGCACTGCCGCATTGATCTTGATGAGGACGGCTATCCCGAGCCCTATGTCGTCACGCTGCTGCGCGAGAACGGCAATGTCGTTCGCATCGTGCCGTGCTTCGATCAGGACGGTGTGCTGCTGGATGATAGGGGCACCGTCATCCGGATCGAACCGAAGCGTTACTTCACCAAGTACGGCTTCGTCCCGTCGCCGGATGGCTCATTCTATGACATCGGGTTCGGCGCGTTGCTCGACGACATCGGCACCGCGATCAACACTATCACCAACCAGATGCTCGATGCTGGCGCGCTCCAGAACGCGCAGGGCGGCTTTGTCGGGTCTGGCGTCAACATGCGCTCGGGCGATCTCCGAATCCGCCTTGGCGAATGGAAGCGGGTCGATGTGACGGGTGGGACGCTGCGCGAGAACATCGTGCCGCTCAACCTTCCGGGGCCATCGAGCACTCTGTTCTCGCTCCTCGAATTGCTCATCGGCATGGGCAAGGAGATCACGTCGGTTCAGGACGTGCTCACTGGCGGCGGTGTGTCGGCCAATACCCCGGCGACCACTACACTTGCCCAGATTGAGCAGGCGACGAAGGTTCTGACGGCCATCCTGAAGCGCATCCATCGCTCCTTCGGTCAGGATCTCCGCATTCAGCGCAGCCTCAACAAGGACTTTCTCGACGAGAGATCCTATTTCGCGCTCAACGACAATGAAGGCGTGATCGGCCGTGATGACTATGAGGAGGAGGGGGCCGACGTCGTTCCCGTCTCCGACCCGACGCAGGTCAATGATGCCCTCAAGGCCGTGCGAGCGCAGGCTCTTGCCGAGTTCAAGGGCGACCCCCTGATCAATCAGGAAGTGCTACGCAGGCGCATCCTTGAAGCGCAAGGGCAGCCCAATATCGACGAGCTGCTCAAGGTGCCTCCGCCGCCGCCCGATCCCAAGGTGCTGATCGAGGGTATGAAGCAGGCCCTCCAGCGCATCAAGGTTACGACCGACGCGGACCGCCAGCGCAGTGACAGCATCCGCACGCTGATGGAGGCTGCCGAGAAGGCTTACGCGCTGGGCGCGTTGCAGGATGCGGCCCTGTTCATCGGCACAGCCCAGCAGCTCGCAATGGAAGCAATGCAACCGGAGGGAATGAATGAACCAACTGACCAAGCCGGAGGCATGGGAGGCATGGAAGGGCCACCCGCTGACGAAGGAGTTCTTCCAGTTCCTGGCGGAGCGCCGGGAGAGCTTGATGCAGGCATGGGGATCGGGGGCACCCTCGGGTGAGGATGAGCGCGTGCAGGCGTTCACCCTGCACCAGATCGGCCAGTTGAAGGCCAGGGATATTCGGACATTTTACGGGATCGAGGACGATGGCGACGCAGATCAAGGTGGAACACTCGCTTAATGGCTCGGGCGTCGATCCGCTCGACCATCGCGTGATCATCCTGCCCGATCAGGCCCCCGAGAAGATCGGCAGCCTGTTTCTCCCACCTTCCGAGCGGGACAAGAAGAAATACGCGATGCAGACGGCAACGATCGTCGCGGTGGGGTCCATGGCATGGGCTGAGGCGCGGCATGACGCAGAACGCTTCGGGATGCCATTCCGCGCTCCTGCGCCCGGCGATCGGGTACGCGTGGGCAAATATGCCGGCGATAGTTTCGATGGCGCTGACGGCCAGCTCTACACGCTCCTCAATGACGAGGACGTGATCGGGTTTCTGGTCTGAGTTCGAGTGCAAGTAGCGTAGCGTAAGGAGTGAGTAGCATGGCGACACAGCTCGCACAGCCGCAGGGGGAAGGCGGCGTTGAAGCTCCCCCGAATGAAGGTGGCGGCGCTGTTGCCGATGCCGTCAATTTCGAGGCCGAAGCCCGCAAGATGGGCTGGGTACCCAAGGACGAGTTCAAGGGCGATCCCGAAAAGCATATCGACGCGGAGACGTTCTTCAATCGCTCGCAGGAGCTGATGCCGATCCTCAAGGCGGCAAACAAGCAGCTCCGCGAGAAGATGGACCGCATGGACCGCGAGTTCAAAAAGGCGTCGGCCTTCTTCTCGCAGTCCGAGCAGCGGGCTTATGAGCGAGCCCGCGCCGAGATACGCGCCGAGATGGAGCAGGCCGTGCAGGATGGGGACATCGAGGCCCACCGCGCGGCGGAAAAGAAACTCGATGGTCTGGAGAAGCCCGGCACCGTCGCGGCTTCCGACGAAGGCCAGCGTGCGGAGGAGTTCGCCGACTGGATGGCGGACAATCGCTGGTACACCAACGACGCCTTCCGTGCCTATGCCGATGCGCAGGCCGACAAGATCGCGCGCGACAAGAAGGGCTTTCTAGACCGATCCGATCTCGACCAGATTTCCAAGCTGGTGAGGGACAAGTTCGCCGACAAATTCCCGGAGGAGTTCGGCGTCGAGAAGCAGCGCGCCGCGCCGCGCAGCCCCGTCGATGGTGGCGGCACCGCACCGGCCCGGCGGTCGGGCAAGTCATTCAACGACCTCCCGGCGGATGCGCAGCGCATCTGCGACAAGTGGATTGCCAACGGCATCATCAAGGACCGCGCGCAATATGTCGCGGCGTACAAGTGGGATTGATACGATGAACGCACCACGCAGAAGGGGGCGCCCGCCGGCTGCCCAGATCGACGCCAGGCAGCCCGTTGAGAGCGGGGAGGCGCCCGAAGCCACCGGCACGCCAACCCGTCGCCGCAAGCGCGGGTCGGTCGGCGGAATGTCGCTCAAGCTCGCCGCGAAGGCGCGGCCGGGCTACCAGCGCCGCTGGTTCAACGACGACAACAACCGTATTGCGGAAGCTCAGGAACTGGCGTATGATTTCGTCACGGACCCGAGCATTCAGTCATCCGGCTCGGACTCTCGCATATCCCGCCTGGTAGGCACAAAGGCGAACGGCGAGCCTCTCCGCGCATTCCTGATGGAAACCCCGCTCGAAGAATATGAGCATGGGCAGGCCGAGAAGGAAGCGTTCAATCGCAGGGTCGACGAAGCAATCACGACTGGAAGCGATTTCACGGGCCAGATGCCTCAATCCGAGACGTATGGCCGAGGATCGATCGAGCGTGATCGCTGACGGCTGACCTTCATAGGCACCTGATGCGTCTCGCAGCGCAAAGGGTGCCTAGATGGCTAATCCGACCACTCCCTTCGGGCTTGTGCCCGTACAGACGCTGCTTAGTGGCCCTTTCTCGGGCGCGGTGCAGGCGTTCTCCGTCGCGGCCGGTAACGGTACCGCGATTTTCGTAGGCGATCTCGTCACGCAGGCGGGAACCTCCCAGATCATCGATGGCGTCGTCTATCAGGACGTTGTCCAGGGCGCGACCGGCGATGTGTTCACCGGCGTCGTTGTCGGCGTTCTGCCTGTCAGCCGCGACAGCCTGATCTATCGCGCGGCTTCCACGCAGCGGGTCTTACTGGTCAACATCGACCCCAATGCAGAGTTCCTCATCCGCCAGTCGGCGGGTGGTACTCCGCTTACGGCCAACGATATCGGCCTCAACGCCAATGTCGTGGTGGGCTCGGGAAGCACCGTCACCGGTCTTTCCGGCATGTCGCTGGACAACTCCACCGAAGCCGGCACCAACACGCTGGACCTCAAGATCGTCGGGATGCCCTCCGGCCCCGGCAACGATCCGGGTTCGAGCGTCTCCAGCGGCGCTGACGGCAGCACCTTCTACGTGCGCATCAACCGTCACCGTTATGTCAACCAGGTCGCGGGGAGCTAATCGCCATGTCCACCATTTCGACCGGCAGTATCGCAAAGCTCCTCTGGCCCGGCCTCAATGCGGTCTGGGGGATGAACTACAGCGAGCATCCAACCGAATATACCGACCTCGTCGATGTCTATTCGTCGGACATGAACTACGAGGAAGATCAGGGCATGTCGGGCTTCGGCCTTGCCCCTGTGAAGCCTCAGGGCACGCCGACCGTCTATGACTCGATGCAGCAGACCTACACCACGCGCTATATGCACATCGCATATTCGCTGGGCTTCATCATCACGCATGAGGCGCTGGTCGATAACCTGTACGAGAAGATCGGCACCGGCCGCACTTCGTCGCTCGCCTTCTCGGCGCGCCAGACCAAGGAGAATGTGGTCGCCAACATCTACAACCGCGCGACCAACGGCTCCTATGTCGGCGGCGATGGTGTGTCGCTGCTGTCGGCGTCGCACCCGACGCAGGCAGGCAACCAGTCGAACATTCTTGGCACCCCGGCGGACCTGTCGGAAGCCTCGCTTGAGGACATTCTGATCCAGATCATGGGTGCGCAGAACGAGCGTGGCCTTCTGATCGGGCTCATCGGCCAGTCGCTGCACATTCCGCGGCAGTTGGTGTTCGAGGCCGAGCGTATCCTGAAGTCGACGCTTCAGAATGACACCGGCAACAACGCCATCAATGCGATGCGCGCGATGGGCATGCTGCCGAAGGGCATCAAGCCGAACCACTACTTCACCGACCCGGATGCCTGGTTCGTCCGCACCGATGCGCCGCAGGCGCTCAAGCTGTTCCAGCGCGAGCGGGCTACCTTCACGCAGGACGGCGACTTCGACACCGACAACCTGAAGTACAAGTTCTACGAGCGCTATTCGGCAGGCTGGAGCGACTGGCGCGGCCTGTACGGCTCGCAGGGCGCCTGAGGTTCCCCCGGTGGGGCGGCTTCCTCCTGGCCGCCCCACAACCATTCTCCGGACGCTGGCGACAGCGTTCCTATGAACGTCTCGGAGATTTGATATGGCCTCTCCCACCCGCTTTCCGATCGGCGTCACCAACGCTTATCCCGGCTCGAACACCGGCATGTATGGATTGCCTGACCCGACGAGCTGGCACAGCTATTTCGACGACTTCGACTACTTCTCGGCGTCTAACTGGGTCATTACGACTGTCGAAACCGGCACCGGCAACGCCACCGAAGCGCTGACCGATGCGGACGGCGGCGTTCTGCTGATCACCAATGACGATGCGGACGACGACAGCGACTTTTTCAACAAGGTGGGCGAAAGCTTCCTGATGGAGGCGGGCAAGCCGGCCGTTTTCAAGTGCCGCTTCAAGGTATCCGACGCCACCGAATCCGCGCTGGTGTTCGGGCTTCAGGTGACGGATACCACGCCTCTGGATGCAACGGACGGCATCTACTTCACCAAGGCTGATGGATCGACTACGGTGACGGCGGTCTGCCGCAAGAACGCGACGACGGGCTCCACCTCGCTCAATGCCGCGACGCTGGCGAGCGACACCTACATCGTGCTGGGCTGGTACTATGACGGGAAGTCGTCGGTACAGGTGTTCGTCAACGACGAGCAGATCGGCACGCTGGACGGAAGCTCGTCCTATCTCCCCGACACCGAACTGACGATCAGTTTCGGGATCGAGAACGGCTCGGCCGGCGCCAAGACCATGAGCGTCGATTATATCCTCGCGGCAAAGCGCCGCTGATCTGGAGGGATACCCCCATGACTGTTGCAAAGAAGGACGACGCCAAGGCGCTCACAACCGATCAGCGGCTCGATGCTGTCATCGCGCTTCTGGAGCGCAACGGCATGTCGATCCCCAAGGAACTCAAGCCCGCGAAGCAGAGCTGAGAGGGGCCCAAGGAAAGGTGAAGTGATATGGCAGATGCCGTCACTACCCAGAAGATCATCGACGGCGAACGCAATGCGGTGCTGTCCTTCACCAACCTGAGCGACGGCACCGGAGAAACCGGCGTGCTCAAGGTCGATGTCTCGGCGCTCAATCCCAACCAGTTCGGGCAGCCCTGCACGAGCGTCGCCATCAAGGCGGTGCGCTATGATATTTTCGGCATGTCGGTTTCGATCATCTGGGATGCGACCGCCGACGTGACCGCGCTGATCCTTTCCGGCTTCGGCAAGCAGGATTACAAGAAGGTCGGCTTCATCCCGAACAATGCCGGTGCGGGCAAGACGGGAGACATCCTGTTCACGACAAACGGCGCGTCGGCTGGCGATACCTATTCGATCGAACTGCACCTGATCAAGAAGTACGGGTGACGCCATGACGATGTATCGTCCGGGGCCGAATTTCATCTGCGAATTCAGCGGGTTCAAGACCAAGCTTGAGGACGGTGTATTCAATTGGGATGGGGCGTTCGTTCGCAAGGGCTTTGAGGATCGGCGCAACCCGCAGGACTTCGTGAGAGGCGTTCCAGACCGTTCCGATCTTCCGGTGGCGCGCCCCGAAACTCCGGACACCTTCATTGATCCGCTGGCCCCGGTAACGCCGGAGGATCTGTGATGCAGGGGCGTGTGTCGGGGGCTGTCGAAGGCGATGATTATGTCTGGCGGCAGTTCGGCGAGGTCATCGCACGGAAGCCTCTTTCGGATGTCGCGGGATCGCAGCGCTTCGAGAAGGCACTGAAGCGGAACAAGCGGTGGGAGCGGCCGGATGGCACTGTCGGGGACGAATGAATATTCGCTGGTAGGCAACCAGCTTGTCGAGCTTGCATTTAACAAGCTCGGCGTCGGCTCAGAGGGCGAGCCTCTCACCGCGCGAATGTATCAGGACGGATTTTTCGCGCTGAACCTGCTGGTCAAGACATGGTCGGCGATGGACCACCTCTGGAAACGCGACGATGCAACACTGGCCCTGGTCGCAGGGCAGGCGGAGTATCTCCTGCCCAACAAGCCGTTGAGGCTGGGGGAGGTGCGTCGCAAGACGATTCTGAGCGGCTATGAGGTTCCCCTGACGCAGTGGAGCCGCCAGCAATACCTCGACCAGCCCAACAAGAGCACCGCGCCATCCACGCCGGTCAATTTCTATTACGACCCCAAGCGCACGGAAGGCTATCTGTACCTCTGGCCCGCCCCGTCGGCACAGGTGGCCGACCTGATCACAATCAGGTACGATTACATCACGCGGCTCGACGACATGCTGGTCAGCAACGACGAGGCGGACGTGCCATCCGAATGGCTGGAGGCGCTGGTCTACAACCTCGCCGTTCGTCTGATGCCGCAATATCCGGTCAATGACAGCAATCTCTCCGGGCTCATCATTCAAATGGCCGAGAAACTGTTCGCCGATCTCAAGGGCTGGGACAATGAGCCCGTCAGCTTCTATATGCAGCCCGATTACATGGGCATGCGTGGGATGAGCTGATGGTTCTCCCAGCCCTCAAGCCAGCCCTCCAATATAGCGAAGGGCGCTCGAAACCATGGTCGGGCGCTAAGCTGATCAACTATTTCTCGGAACGCGCGGACGGCGACAAGGTCAAAGACTTCGCCGTGATGCTGGTTCCGGGTCTGGAGCGCTTTGTCCAGATCAGCGCAACGGACAAGCTGCGTGGCATCCACCAGATGGGATCGACGCTCTACGCGGTTGTCGGTGAGAACCTATATGCGATCGCACGCACCGGCTCCTACTCGATCATTGGCACGATCCCCGGCGCCGATCGCGTTCGGATGCAGGATAATGGGTCGCAACTGGCAATCTGCGCTGCGCCCTACGGGTTCGTCCTTTCGGACGGGGTGATCGTCTCTCCGACCGATCTCCCTCAGGTGTCCGATGTCGCCTATATCGACAGCTATTTCGTCTGGACGATCTGCGACAGCGATCAGGCGATCTATTCCGCTTTGGGTGATGGGACGAGCTATGACTTGCTCGATATCTTCTCTGCTGAGGGATCGCCGGACGGGCTGAAGGGACTGATCAACGATCACCGCGAGCTACTGATGTGCGGGGACGTTACGATCGAGGTGTTCTATAACGCAGGCGGGGCGGATGATGCCTTCCAGCGTCAGGGCAACGCCTTCATCGAGCGCGGCGTCTTTTCGCGCGATACCGTCGTCAAGATCGACAACGGCGTTCACTTCTTCGGCAACGACCGTATCGTCTATCGTCTGGATGGCTATAGCCCGATCCGCATCTCGACGCATGCCATCGAATATCATCTTGCACGGGTGTCGGATGCCTGGGCCTTCACCTACACCCAGGAGGGGCACAAGTTCTACGTCCTGTGCACCGATCAGGGGACATGGGCCTACGATATGGCAACGGGAGCATGGCACGAGCGCCGCTCCTATCAGATGACCAACTATCGGGCCGGATTCGCGGTGATCGCGTGGGGCGAACCTCTTCTGGGCGCCAATGATAATGGCACGCTGTGGAGGCCGAACCTCGAACTCTATACGGAGGACGGGGAGCCGATCGTCTCCTCCGTCGACTTGCCGACAATCGAACGCGATCGGCAGTTGCTGACCATGTATGCTTTCGAGTTGTACTGTGAGACGGGCGTGGGGTTGGTGAGCGGGCAGGGCTCAGATCCCAAGGTCGTGATGATCTATTCCGATGACGGCGGCCGCACCTGGTCGAACGAGATGCAGCGCTCGCTCGGGACCATCGGCACCTATCGACACCGCGCCCTGTGGCGCTCGCTGGGGCAGTTCCGACAGAGGCAGATCAGGTTGATGATCAGCGATCCGGTGAGGCGCCTCACCATGAGCTACAACGCAGACGTGCGCTGATGAAGTTCGCGATCAACCCACCGAACACGCCGATGGTGGACAATCGAGGCTTTCCGCGCCCTGAATGGTATCGCTACCTCGTCCAGCAGCGCAAGCAGGGCGACGACATCACCGATAGCGACGTGCTGACGCTCGGACCGGCGCAAGAAGTTTATCCCAACTCCCGCGCCTTGTCGGTGGAAGCTGGTGAATTGACGCGCACGACGGACGACACTGATGTGACGCTGGGGCTCGCTGATACGCCGGTCACGCCGGACAGCTACGGCACCCCGACACGCATTCTCGTGCTCGCGATCGACGCGAAAGGCCGCATCACATCAGCGCAAGAGATCAAGATCGACGTGTCCGACGTGGACGGCATCCTTGTGGCGGAGCACGGGGGAACCGGACTTGATAGCTATACGGTGGGCGATCTCCTGGTGGCAGATACTCCCACATCGCTCGTGCAGTTGCCCGATGTCGCGACGGGTAACGTTCTTCTCTCGGGCGGGGTTGCGACATCGCCGCTGTGGGGGAAGGTCGATCTCACCGCGCATGTCGATGGAATATTGCCCGTCGCCAACGGAGGAACGGGAATGGCGAGCGGCGGTTTCTCCGGCACAGGCGCGTACACTAACTTCACCTTCGCCAATGGGATTTGCACGTCGGCAAGCTGATGTGCTAAATATCAGGCGTGGGCGCGTTCTCGCGCAGGCGGTATGATCGAACCGCCGTCCTCTAGGCAAATGATCTCCAGAAATTTGCCAGAGGCTCGATGCGCCACTTCCTCAAGATCGCTGAAGGTATCGACGTGATTCCCGCGCTCAATGCGTTGGCCGTCAACCCGCATCTGTGGAACGCGCACGACCTCCGCACCACGCACGAACGGAGCCCTCACAAACAGGTCGATGACATCTGGCTCTGGTTCAATCGCCTTCCTGAGAATGAGGCAGAGATCGTCGATGATCTGGAGGCAGTTCCCTATCCTGCATGGCAGCAACTACCGCAGTTTCGGGGCATCGTCCTCGATATCATGCGTAGGGTGGAGGGAACGCGTCTGGGGCGTGCTCTGATCACGCGTCTTGCGCCGGGAGGTGTCATCCCCGCGCACATCGATGAGGGGGCGCCCGCCACCTACTACACCCGTTATCAACTCGCGTTGCAGTGCCTTCCCGGCTGCAACTTCCAGATTGGAGAGGAGGTGATCAACTTCCGCATGGGCGAGGTGTGGCAGGTCGACAACCGGACCGAGCACAGCGTGGTGAACAATAGCGCGGACGACCGCATCGTGTTGATCGTGGATGTGCGGGGGCCTGCATGCTGACCGCGCAGGTGGAAAGCTGGAATCCCTTCATCGAGGAGGTGCAGCCGCTTCTTCCCAAGCATTGGGAGGAACTGGCGCTGAATCGGGACAAGGTGCCGCTCGATCCTCAGTACCACGTCTACGACCAGCGCGACCAAGCCGGGCAGGTCATGGTGGTGACGCTGCGCGAAGCAGGTGTGATCAAGGGCTATTTCATCGGCTTCGTTGCGCCGGGGCTGCACTATCAGAGCTGCCTGACGCTCACGATGGACATCTTCTGGACGCATCCAGACATCCGCGGCGGGACGGCCGGCCTGCGGCTGTTCAAGGCCGTGGAGAGGGAGGCGAAGCGCAGGGGAGTGCAGCGCATCTTCCACGGCTCCAAGTTGCACAAGGACAGCGGGCGCCTTTTTGAAGCGATGGGCTACGCGCCTGTCGAGACCTATTACTCCAAATGGATCGGGGACTGATATGGTCGGTGTAGCCATCGGGGGCGCGGCCCTCATCGGAGGCGCGGCGACGGTGGCGGCGGGCTCCAAGGCTGCCAAGGCTGCCAAAAAAGGAGCGCAGGCAGCAGCCGACGCACAGGAGCGCGCCGCGCAGCTTCAGGTCGAAGAGGCCCGTCGCCAATACGACACGACGCGAGCCGACTACGCGCCATATCGGAACGTCGGCTATGGCGCGCTTGGCAAACTGGCTGGCATGTACGGGGTTCGCGCTGTTGACGCGAATGGAAAGCCCATACCGGGCGCCGCTGCCAATACCAACGGCTATGGAGCGTCCGACTTCGAGACATCGCCTGGCTACCAGTTCCGTCTAGACGAAGGCCAAAAAGCCATCGAGCGTTCGGCGGCTGCGCGCGGGATGCTCGGTTCCGGGGGGACCCTGAAGGCGCTCACCCGATACGCACAAGGCGTCGCGTCGGATGAATATAACAACTACGCCAACCGCTTGGCCGCCCTTGCTGGCGTGGGCCAGAGCGCGACCGGATCGACGGCCAACGCCGGTCAAGCGGCATCGAACGCGATCGGTAATGCCTATGGAGCGATGGGGCAGGCGCAGGGCAACGCCGCGATTGCCGCCGGAAATGCTCGCGCGTCGAGCTACGCCAATTTGGGCTCCGCGATCAACAGTGGCGTCAACAATCTGGCGAGCTTGTACCTGTATCAGCAGGGTGGGGGCTTCGGGGGTGGTTTCGGTGGAGCGACCACATCGGCCGGTACGCCGCCGATCTATGGCGGCAATCTCGGAGGCATCTACTGATGGCAAGCAACCCCTTCGGCATCACTCAGGTGGATGTGCCTAGCATGCTTTCACTCTATGAGGGTGTGAAGCGCTCCCGTCTGGAGGATTTGTACCGCCAGAAGATGTTCGAGCGGCAGGAGCGCACAGACGCGCGCGAGGAGCAGGACTATCAACGGCAGACACAGGCACGAGAGGCAATCCAGCGCGGCGCAAAGCCCGATGAAGTGATCGCGCTAGATCCAAAGCTCGGGTTCGACTACGCATCACATGCAGCAACGCTGGAAAAATCCAAGCGTGAAGAGATCGCGCGCCGCGCCGACGACGTAGGAAGCGCGGCCCTGTATCTTTCGGAGCTGACCCCAGATCAGATGGCAGCGCAATGGGACGGCGTGCTCGATAGACTGATCGAGCGCGGTTACACCGATCTGGAGGCCTATAAGGGCAAGCCCAATCGCGCGGCGTTGGGGCCGATCATCGCTGCCTCCCAGGAGGCGGTCAAAGCCTATCTCGCTGGACAGCAGAAAGATGACGAGATGGCCCTTCGTGAGCGTCAGATCGGTATCTCGCAGGGCAATCTTGATCTTGCCCGGCAGCGCGAGGCGCGGGTCACGAAATGGGGACCGCAGCCCCTCATCGGCATGATCGGCGCGGGATCAATACCGGGCGGTCGCGGCCAGAACGACACCAGCGATTTGGATTACTGACGATGGCACAGCCTAAGCCTTCAGAAGTTGCGATGACTCCTCGTATCGCCAAGCTGATCGAGCTTGAGACGAGTGGTCGCATCAAGCCGGAACACCTTCAGGAATTGAATGCCTATCGTGCTCAGGGCATTGCACCGCCACGCCCAAAAGGAGCGCCAACGGCTGACATCAATCGCCTGTTCGATAATGACGAGGTGCTGCGTCAGATCGGGATGGCGCGCGAACTGGTTAATCGGCGTCTCGCAGGCGGCGCGAACGTTCTTTGGTCGGGCGTGCCGAATACGGAATCGCGTGATCTTGCGGGCACACTGTCGACGATCGGCTCCAACATAACGACGGGCAGGCTCGCCCAGCTCAAAGAATCGTCCCCGACGGGTGCATCCGGGTTTGGCAGTCTCACCGAGAAGGAGGGGCAGCTTCTTCGCGACGCGATTGCTGCGATCGATCAGGGTCAGTCGGACGAAAAGCTTCTCGACAGCCTGAATACGATCGAGCGCCGCTATAAGAGGCTCTCCGGGGCGATGCGAGGCATCAACCCCGATGAGGCTGAAAATCTGCCCACCATCAGCCCGTCGCCACCGCCCATGGGAGGTAAACGCAGTGAAGCTGTTCCGCCCGTTCCCGGCGTGTCAGGCGGGAACGGTCCCAATCCACCTGATGGAGGATCGCCGCTATCCCCTAATCAGCTAACCCTTGCGCAAGGCGGCGCTGCAACCGATGTCAGCGCGTCCACGCGGGCGATGGAAGGTAAGATTGCCTCGCTTGTGGCGAGTGGCGCGTCGGCCGACGATGTCCGCGAGTACATCCGGTCGGCGGGGATCGATCCCGCTACCGTTGCCGGCATCGACGAAGCGGTGAAGTTCCGGGCGGACAATCCTGCATATAAGGGAAGCTTCAGCGTCCAGTTGAGCAAGGCCGTCCCCATGTCGTCCACAGAAAAGGCCATCAACTCACTGGCCCAATCGCCTGTGGGCGCGTTCGCCGTTGGTGCAGGAAATGCGGTTACCGGTGGCTATCTCGATGAATTGACCCCGGATCCAGCATTGTCGCAGGCCGGCAAGGAGTTGTTGCGTCGTGAAAACCCGGCGGCCGACTTCGCAGGTAACGTTGCCGGCGGAACCGCGATGGGGCTGGGCGGCGAGCTGGCTCTAGCGCGACTTGGAGTCAGGGGCGCTCAGGGCGTCCTAGCTCCGCGCGCATTGGCAGCAGATGCCGGCTATGGCGCGTTGTACGGTTCCGGCGAAAGCAATGACGACCGGCTGTCTGGTGCCGGGCTGGGCGCGCTTGGCGGCGCCGGTGGGGGCGTCGCCGGGCGCTTCCTGACCAACTCGGTCGGTCGCGCAATCTCTCCCACTGGGGGAGCATTGCGCGAGCTTTATGAAGCCGGTGTGAGGCCGACTCTGGGACAGCGGTTCGTCAATTCTGGGTTGGTGGGCAATGCCGTGAATGCGACCGAGGAAGCCCTTCAGAGCATCCCCTTGGCAGGAGCAGCAGTACGCGGGGCACGAGGAAAGGCGCGCGAGCAATTCGAGCGAGGTGCCTTCAACTCTGCATTGACCGAGATCGGGGACAAGCTGCCTGATGAGATGGCGCTCGGAACCGAACCTCATGCTTATATGCAGCGCGCTTTCTCGGATGCCTATGACAAGGCGCGGTCAGGAATGTCCTTTGTACCCGATGCGCAATACCAGGCAGATCGCGCGGCGTTTGCCCAGGAGCTTGGCAAGGGCGTGCTCAGTGCGGATCAGGTCGAGAAGGTCACGCGCATTCTGGATAATGTCGTGACTTCGCGCCTTCAGGCCGGTCAAGGGTCTTTGACAGGCGACGCCTATAAGGTCGCAGCATCGGAACTAGGGAAGGCATCGAAGAAGCTATCGGCCGCAGAGCCCTTGGTTGCGGACGCGCTCAGCGAATACATGAACATATTTGATGATGCGGCACGCCGCAGCAGCTCGCCTGAGGCTGTGGCATTGTTGGATGCAGCCGACAAGGGGTACGCGAAGGCTGTTCGCATCGAACAGGCTGCGGCGGCACGAGGAGCAAATCAGGAGGCGGGGCGATTCACGCCGAGCCAGTTTGATCGCGCCGTTCAGCAGGCAAGCGGGGGCGTGCGCAGCAGGGCCTATCTTCGCGGCGATGCGCTGATGAGCGACTATGCAGAAGCCGGTAAGGCTCTGTCTGACCGCTTGCCAGACAGCGGCACCCCGACACGCCTGATGACGGGTGCGCTCTTGGGTGCTGGAACGATAAAGATGGGGCCTGCCTTCGCCGTTCCTGTCGCGGCCACGATGCCCTACATGCCCGTCGCGCGAGACTTGGCGACGAGTTTCCTCGCACCTCGTTCATCGAAGAGATTGAGGACGCTGGGAGAGCTGTTCAAGCAGAATGCCGATGTCGGCGGCGCTGCGGGCGTGCCCGCGCTGCTAGGTCTTACGGTGCCGCCTGGAGACTAGCCAGCGGGCGATGCCTACGCCCAACGCGCGACCGAACGCGGCTCCGATAATGCTCAGCATTGAGGGTTTATAGGGGTTCCTTGTGTTTTAGGCCAGCTTCTCTTTTTTTGACGAAAGCGCGGAAACTCTGGATGTCGTCGAACTTCCTGATTGGAAGCCATATGGATTGGCCATCCAGGTCTGAGGGCTCGTAGTAGCGCCATGTGCGGCCAGTCGCGGTATCGAGGATCATCATTCGCTGGTAGCCAGTCCTTTCAATCAAGACAAAGCGCTGCTTCTCGGATGGCGCTGCTGGCGGTTGAATCGCTGAGTTGAGAATGGTGACGGTAGTCAATGCTGCAATGCAGCATGTGATGGTGAATGCGCAAATACTCAACAGTGCCTTGCTAAGCTTGTCCATCCACCCCTCCCGTTTCGGGGATGCTACGATTCTTTCAGGCCCTTTTCAACAAGGCGGCGAGCAAGAGCCTCCCGCTCCGCCTTGTTCGGCACGGGGTAGAAGACCACGCGGCCATCATCGACTTCTACGCGCCAGGGATTGGCTGCGAGGGCGAGCCCATCGTTCACGGCAGCGATAAAGCTCTTATCCCTAGTATCCTCTGATATCATCTCCAGAAACATCGCGATTTCGTGGAGATTGACGCTCGGGTGCGGGAATTCTCGCTCCAAAACGGATAGGATCAGCGCGTTCAGGCTCTGGTTCGCCTGTTGTGCAGCGAACTGCACGCGCTCTTTCAGGTCAGCCGGAAGGCGAAGCTTCATTTGCGGGTCTTCGCGAGACATGGCGACTCCAAATTTTCTTATCCTATGGACCACGGTGGGGTTGACTTCAAGGAACCACGGTGGTGTAACTGCTTCGGAACCACCGTGGTTCTGGAAGGAGGTTTAAGTGACATCGCAGATCGCGCCCTTTGGATTGCGAATGCCGGATCGGCTTAAGGAGCAGGTTCAGCAGCTCGCGCGCGCGGAGGACCGTTCGATGAACAGCTTCATCGTGCGGACCCTGAAAACTGTCGTCGAAGAGAAAACGGCGTCCGAGCCCACGGTGTAGGAACCGGCCCGGACGCCTTTCACATCGAAAGGATCGAATATGAACGCAGCAACACATAAGTCATTTCGCGAGCAGACACCAGCGATTGTCGTCAACAACGTGTCGATGCTGCCTATCGAGGTGAATGGTGAGCGCGTCGTCACCCTCGCCATGATCGATAGGGTCCACGGACGGTCAGATGGCACTGCCAGACGAAACTTCAACGCGAACCGCTCTCGGCTCGTTGCCGGAGAGGATTTCTCAAAAATAAGCGCGGACGAATTTCGTACGCGCTTCCCAGGGCAATTGTCTGGACGCGTGACCGAGGATGTCACGGTCCTAACCGAGTCCGGCTACCTCATGTTGGTGAAGAGCTTCACCGATGATCTTGCCTGGGCGGTCCAGCGCAGCCTTGTGCGAACATATTTTGCGAAGCCGGCGAACAACGACCCACAACCGCTTCATGTCGCCGAATCCCGAGAGTTCCGCCTTGCGATGAATCTCAACCTCAAGATGGCGAAGATGGCGGGGCTCGTCGGCAATCAGGCTCTCATCTCTGCCAATAACGCGACAGCCAAGCTGACAGGCGTTAACGCCCTTAAGCTTCTGGGTGTATCGCATATGGATGCGCCGCAGAACGAAGCGCTGCTGATACCTACGGAGATCGGCAGGCGTACCGGCCTGGGGTCGGGACGGGTGGTTAACGCGCGGCTATGCCTCTTGGGTCTGCAATGGCAATTCCGGGACGCCAAGGGTCACGTTTATTATGAGCCCACGGATGCAGGGATCAAAGCCGGCGCGGTGATGCAGGACACCAGCAAAAAGAACGGAGACGGCACGCCCATTCGCCAGCTGAAATGGGCGAGTTCGATCATCGAATACCTCAAGGGCAGGGAGGGCACGGCATGACGGACCCCACGGAACTTCATCCGCCGTTGTCGCCGATCAAAATTACGCGGCATCCTGACGATGGCGACACATACCTGCTCAACATCCCGGCATGCATTCGTATTGCGAGGGAAGGCGAGACGGAAAAGTCGCGCCTTCTGTATCGAACGTATGTGGCCGAATACCGAGCTTTAGCCGGGAGCCCTCTCACCCACGAAGAGCGTGAAACGACTGCATGGTGGGCGGCCGCAACGAAGATGGGCTGGCGCTTCAAGCCGCTCGTCTGAACAAGCGAACGGCGCGGAGTCTAGCACACCCCGCGCCGCTCTTGACCTCAACACCTTCATCGGAGGTGAATATGGCTGCCGTTATCATACCATTCCCGACCAAGGGTACCAACAGGGAAGAATCGCAGAGGGAGAACAGCATTGCCCTCTATCGTGCTGACATCGAGCGCTACCGCATGGCGATCGCCATCGACACCGATCTTTTGAGGGCATGTGAGAGCAGATTGGCGCAACTGCTTGCCGAGGATGCCAAAATAACGAGAGGAATGGGCGGGTAGGGATGCGGGCGCTTCCGCCTGATATTCCATGCGCATGAGGGCGGTTCTTCGGAGCCGCCCTTTCTCTTTTCACAACGCGCCCTCTGTGCTAGAAATCCCCCCGACAGCGCCAAGTGCGTCCAGCGGGTTGTGGGCCGCGTCACTCAGGAAACCACTTTAGCTCCCCAGCTAGAGGTTTCCTGCATTGACGACCCCGACGCTTTTCGACACCGGCATATTCTCGGTCACTGGTCTACAGAGCGAACTCCTGATCGGAGCGAAGCTCTATTGGTACGTCGCGGGAACATCCATCCCGGCGACGACCTACGCAGATCCCGGGCTGACCGTCGCCAACCCAAATCCCGTAATAGCCGACGCCACTGGTCGCTTTCGGGAGATATGGCTTGGTGATGGGCCTTTCAAATATATCCTTGTCGCTCCGAATGGGGATTTGGGATCGCCTCTCGTTTCCGTTGACGACTTCACTCCGTCCGGCTCGCAAATAGACGGCGCCATCACCGGACTGCTTGCGGATTTAGCCACCCCCACCGGCTCCTCCCTGATCGGCTTTATCCAGTCCGGAACCGGCGCCGTCGCGCGAACGGTGCAAGACAAGTTGCGCGATACGATCAGCGTCAAGGATTACGGCGCAGTTGGCGATGGTATCACCAACGACACCACCGCGATCCAGAACGCAATCAACGCGGCAGCGGGACGCGCGAAGGTTGTCTTTCCGGCGGGGACATATCTGGTCACCGCCAGTGCCAACGCGATGCCTTTCCCCTGGTTTGGCGGCATCGTCGTTCCGAGCAACTCCTATCTCTCGTTTGCGAAGGGGGCCGTCATTCAGGTCGCTTCGAACGCGCTGACCAAATATTTCTGCTTCAGCCTCTACGCCGTGCAGAACGTCGTGATCGAAGGCGCGACGATCATCGGGGATCGGACGACCCACACCTATTACAACTGGTTCAACACCCTCTCTGACCTGAACGCCAACAACTACCGCACCAAGGATAATTACAACCCTGATCCGCCGGTCTGGCCTGATGGGTCGGTGGCCTATGTGAACGCCGACATATCGGCGAACAACGGAACCTATACGCGCCAGTCTGGCGTCTGGGTGCGGACATCTCCCACGGTTATTGCGTATGTCACCCATGAGTTCGGCATGGGGATCAACGTCTACAATTCCCAGAACGTCTGGATCGACAAATGCTCGGTCTCGAACTTCACCGGGGATTCGATATTCATTGGCGACAGTAATGTCGGGCCATCGCCTTCGAATGGCGCGGCTACCCGCTCGATATTCGTGACGGGCTGCAATCTGGAAGGTTCTCGCCGTCAGGGGATTTCGCTTGTTGGCGGCGGCGTCGTTGGGATCTCCAACAACAATTTCAAGAATATCGGCATCCGCCTGAACTTCCAGGATGGCACCGCCCCTCGGGCAGGGATCGATGTCGAATATGGGCTGCCGTACAAGTCGTCACTGGTCAACATCGTTGGAAACAACTTCACCAACTGCGTCGGCTTCTCGGTCAGCCAGTATGACGGCAACAACGTGTCCATCGTCGGAAACACGATGGACACCCAGATATCCTATGGGTTCGGCGTCAATACGACGATCAGCGGCAATTCGATTAACCTGCAAGCCGGTACGGCAACGGGGACAGCCATCATCGGTAATGGCCCGAGAACGCCGATCGCATTCACCTACACCCAGTCCGGCACGACGATGACCATCACGACGGCATCGCCTCATACGTCGAACAGCGGCGATGTTCGGTATTTCGAATTCTATGACGCCAACGGGATGGTCGTCTATAGTGGTGAATTCGTGGTTTCGGTCGTATCGGCCACGGTGCTGACGATCAATACACCCAACTACACGTCGGCCTCAGGTTCGGGCTCGCTGGCTTACCCTATCAACAATATCGCGATCACCGGCAATACGGTCGTCGGAGGAGCGCTGAGCGTTTCTGGCTATGGTGTGACCGTATCTGGCAACCTTGTCTTTAACGCTCCCAATCAGGCGATATTCTTGAATGCCAGTTGTAGAGATGTGGTGGTCAACGCCAACCACATTAACGGCGCCACCATCGGCGTGGCATCGGCTGCCGGCCATTCGAACGTTACCATTTCGAACAACATCATCAAGAATTGCAGAACCCAAGCCATTGGCGCAACCGGAGCAAACACGGTTGTAAAAGGCAATTCGATCACCCGCTGCGCCGCCGGTATCGTTGCCAGTGCAGGCAATGGCAGCATCAGCGGCAATTTCATCAATCTCAGCGATTATCCGGTAGGGCCGAACAGCGCGATCAGCACGGCAGGTGCGTCGACAGTTTATGAGGTATCGGAAAATACGATCCTCAATCATCCGAACGGCTACTGCATCAGCGTCGTCGCCCCGACGAAGATCATCCGCAACAAGCTCCTCGGGTGGACTGGTGGCGGGGGGATTCTGGTCTCAGGTGCTGCTTCCGATGGCTCATCCGCCATCGGTAATATCATCGAGTCCAATCGGGCCACCACGGGTACGAGTATCGGCCTCACGGTCAGCGCCAACACCAAGTTCCGTGCCATCGAAAATGTGATCTACGGGGCGAATGCGGCGCTGTTCCGCTCAATCGACACGGCGGCCTCCACCAACAGCCGCATCACCAACAACGTCTACGACGGGACGATCAACAACAATGGGTCGGACACGCTGACCACGAACGTGGCTTACTGATGAAAGGCGGGGCATTGCACGACATCGATTATCTCGGCGCGCAGGGCGGCAGTCTCGCGCTCGCCTTCGCGGCTGGTTGTGCGGCATGCTGGGCCTTCATCAAAGCTTTCGTGACGGGACCTATCAGCAAGTCCTATGAGAAGCGGATCGCGGCTCTTGAGGAGCAGAACGACCGTTGCGAGGCGCGCACGCTCCAGCTTGAAACGCTGCTGTTCTTCCACGGCCCCGGCAACCTCCGTCAGGCGATGCAGACGGCGCTTTCCGAGGAGCGGATCGAGCGGATCAGGAAGGAAGGGGCGGGGGAATGAGCGCGCTGGGCCCCGTCAAATATCTGACCATCCACTGCGCTGCGACACCGGAAGGCCGCCATGTCTCCGCTGATCAGATCACGGCATGGGACAAGGCCAAGTTCGGCCAGACCAGTTACCATTGGGTGATCGAACTGGACGGCTCGATGCATCGCACGCTGCGCGATGACCAACTTGGCGCGCATGTCGGCGGCCACAACAGCGGCAATATCGGCATCTGCTACGTCGGTGGCATGGACAAGGCGATGAAGGCGCCGAAGGACACTCGTACGGATGCCCAGAAGAAGTCCCTGCTGACGCTGATCCGCACCTACAAGGGCCGCTATCCCGGCATCATCATTCGAGGGCACCGCGATTGGCCCAAGGTCAACAAGGCCTGTCCCAGCTTTGATGTGGCGGCGTGGCTCAAGGAGGTGGGGGAGTGACCGACTTCGGAGCCCGCATCGGCCGCGTCCGCATGAAGGGTGGCGCCGATCTCCATATCCTCAAGACCACGCTACCGACCGAACCGGCAGGGATTGAGGCGCGTGCCGTCAATCATCTGCGCAAGATCGCATCATGGTCCAATGATCAGGCTCCCCTCGATGGGTACATGCTTATTGGCATGTTTGGCGATGGCACGACATCGGTGGCTTTCAGCCTTCCTGACCGCCTCACTCCTACGCTGGCGGCGGCATGGCTCACTGAGATTATCCGTCGCGACCTGATCACCGAGCGGGAAGCCGAGCGCGTTTTCGACAACATGTTCCAATGGGTGGAAGGGGGCAGCGCATCATGACTACCGACGCCCGCGAGGCCCTGATCGCCTATGTCGCCACGCTTCTGGCAATCGTCCTCCTGACGATAGGCGCGGTCATCATCTGTATGAGCTTTGACGGAACAGCCGAGCAGCTCGCCAAGGTCATCGCCGCGCTGGCGTTCATCGGGGCCGCCACGACCGGCCTTATCGGCGTGATCGGCACGTTCCGCCCCAAAGGTCCTCAGAACCCACCTCAGGAGCCCAAACCATGAAACGCCTATATTTGCCAGCCCTGCTGCTTCTAGCCGCCTGCACCACCACGCAGACCGGCCAGACCCTATTAGGGGCAAACGCGCTCTACACGGCCGCCAGCGAGGCTGGGGAGGCTGCCGTCAAGGCTGGTACGCTCGACAAGGCCAGGTTCAAGGATCTGGACAACGAGGCCTATGCCGCGCTCGTCGCTTTCCGGGAAGGGCGCATCACGATCGAGCAGTTCCGCGAAGCCCTGAAGCCCTTGGAGGCCAACTGATGCCTATCGCCGTCATCATCGCCGCGATCAACGCGGTGGGGACCGCCATCCCGGAGTTCCTCAAGCTCGTTGATCTGGTGAAGGAGGGGCTGTCCACCGACGATCAGGCCGTGGTCGATGAAGCGCTCGCCAAGGCTACCGCGATGGCGGATCAGCAGCATCGCGAAGCCCAGTCGCTCTAGCCACCATAGCCTCGTATATCTTCTCGACGGCCGGGCTGTCCTTACGCTTGGAGGCAGCGCGCGAGACGTGGAAGAATGTGGCGATGAGGCGTTCCTTGGTGGGGGTCTATGCGGTTACTTCATATCGCTTAGTAACCTTGCCCTCGCGAGAGCCGAACGCGACAATGGTGTCCGTCACCCATATCTGTCGATCGGGAAGGCGGCGAATATGGCCGCTGCGTAAGTGCTCTCTAACCTTGTAACCGCCCGTGAACGTCCATGCATCGTGGGGGCGTCCAATTGCTACATCGCCGATCTTCAGCGTGTAGAATCGGTCGATTGGCAGCTTGTCCGCCTTTGCTCGGGCGGCATTGAGCTTCAGGGGCGGGGGCGTTTCAACCTGTCGAACATTCCGGCACGCGAGAACCTGCAAAAACTCAAATGCGATGCGGACCTCCTCGGCAGTATCTCGCGTGAAAGCCCTATCCGCCTCCTCTGGACCTACCTGTAGAACGGTCCTTTCCCATATCTGGTTCAGCACAGGGACGCGTGAAAACCCGAATGTCGAATGGGCATTATGGGCCCACGCTTCGCCGGGATACGTGGCGTTGCCGATCGGGCCGGTTGGCACATCATAACGAATATAGGCAGCAGATGCTTGCGGCATCCATGATCGTGTCGCGTCGCGCCAAGCGAAGATGTAAACGAAGAAGCCCTCGGGGTCAGAGGGCGCGTTAATAATCTCATACCGATCGCCTCGAAGGAGCATCGTTGCTTCCTGACAGAGGATGTGCCTGCGGGTGCTTTTCTCACCTGCGTGGGCGTCAGATGACTGCGGGTACGGGACTTCCAACGACAAAAGCGGGAATGGCATCCGCTGCGGATATACACCCTCCCGCAGGCCCTTACCGGCAGAGAAGTATAGGCCCGCCGGAGGTAGCAGAAACTTCACCGAACGCTGGATCATGCCGCGCCAAGCGCGCAGGGTCTCCGCATCCGACGCCATGCCTTGCCGCCGCAGATTTTTCACCATTGCTGGGATGGCATCAACCACGTGGGCGGAATAATTCGGCCCCTCAACAGCACTCCTCATGCGCCGCCCTCAATTATCGCTGTTCCGACCATTACGCCCCAAGATTGGGCTGCGGTCAGCCCGTCAGGATTCAAGTCGTGAAGCTCCGCTTCTGCCGCGATCATTGCAGCAGTTGGCTCCCTCATATTCTGGAGCATCACCTCAACCTCTGGCCGCCAGTCCCGCCAATACTTTTCGACCTGCTTGTCGAGCCCTCGCGGCCCCCACTGGCCGCTCTGCGCGAGTTGGAACCGGCAGAGGGTGCGGGCAAGTCTCTCAATCATAGCTGTGCCGTCCTATGCGCCGAGATGTTCCGCGCGAACGAAACGACAACGCGCGTATCGCGTGGTCGTGAACTCGCGGTAATCACTGGCTTTCGGCTAATTTCCGAGGCTGGCGCGGCGGCCCCAATGTTCTCGCATAGGGGTTTTCAAGACCGCTGCCTTAAACCACTCGGCCACCTCTCCGTCGGGCCAGCCCGAGGGATGTCCGCCCTTATCGCCGCTGCGGCCTTTCGTGCAAGTCGCGCGATCAAAGCATTTCACCCCCGGTCCAAGCTGTGGCAAGCAGGCTGCGGACAAAGGGGTTGGAATGCGAAGTTCGGTGTTGCGTGGGGCGGTTGCCGCCTTGGCTTTGATGGCGGCGGTGGCCGGGGCGATGCCGGCGGTCGCGCAGCCGGTGCTGGAAGAGGGGCAGGCGCCCGACGATGCGGCGCGGCTGACCGACGCCCCCGCCGCCGCGGTTCCGACCGAGGACAGCCGGATGCGCGCCTTCATCGCCACGCTGCGTCCGCGCGCGCTGGCGATGGGGATTTCGCCGACCCTGTTCGACGCGACCCTGCCAACGCTCAGCTTCAACGCGCGGGTGGTTCGGCTCGATCGCGGTCAGCCCGGCGCGACGCCCGGCAGCACCGCCGCGCCACCACCCTTCGCGCCCTATCTCGCCAGCCATGTCGACCGGGTCCGGATCAACATGGGCCGTTCGCGCTACGGCTCGCTCCGCCCGCTGCTGCTGCGGATCGAGCAGGAGACGGGGGTTCCCGAGCAGATCATGCTCGCCATCTACGGGCACGAGACCGGCTACGGCACCTTCACCGGCAATTTCGACCTGCTCAACGCGCTCGGCACGCTGGCCTATGAGGGCCGCCGGCGCGAGCTGTTCGCCGACGAGTTCCTCAAGACGCTGCTGCTGATGAACCGGGGCGTGCCCCGCAGCCAGCTCAAGGGAAGCTGGGCGGGCGCCACCGGCTATCCGCAGTTCCTGCCGAGCGTCTACCTCCGCCTCGCCATCGACGGCGACAATGACGGCAAGGCCGACATCTGGCGCAGCGAGCCCGACGCGCTCGCCTCGATCGGCAATTATCTGCGCGACGCGGGCTGGAAGAAGGGCGTCCCCTGGGGCGTGGCGGTGCGTGTTCCCGAGGGGATCGACCGGGCGGCGATCCGTTCGCCCCTGTCCTCGCCGCGCTGCCCGCGCGTGTTCGCCCGGCAGAGCCGCTGGCTGACCATCGCCGAATGGCGCGACAAGGGACTGATGATGCTGAGCGGCCGGGTGCCCGCCGAGGACGAGCTGGCGACGCTGATCGAGCCCGACGGCAACGGCAATACCGGCTATCTGCTGACCACCAACTACCGCTCGATCCTCGATTATAACTGCTCCAATTTCTACGCGCTCTCGGTCGGCCTGCTCGGCGACGCGATCGTCGAATGA